ATGCGGGTTTATTTAATCTCGATTTCAGTTACATGAACGCCATTGATGGCTTAAACCGTGCTGAAAGTCTAGGGCTTAAAGTCACTTACTTCAACGGCGCTAACAATCCACCAGTGGGCAGTGTGTGGGTGACTAACTGCTTGCCATATCACCAATTCGGACATATTGGCTTTGTGGTCGCAGAAAACCCAGACGGCACAGTTACTACAATTGAGCAGAATATCGATGGCAACGGTGACGCCCTCTACAATGGCGGTTGGACACGCAAAGTCACTCGAAATCTTGATAGCGCTGGTAATTTCAGCTATATCGACTGGAGTGCACCAAGTCAACAAATGGTCGGATGGTTTGAATTACCATTCGATGGCATGACTGAAAGCGCCTATTTTATCGATGTATCAGCGTATCAACCGGGAGACTTGACTGGTATCTGTCAAGCGTCTGGGACTAATAACACGGTTATCAAAGCGACCGAGGGCGTGGGCTGGGTTAGTCCAGTAGCCACTCAACAAACTAATACAAGTAATTGCATTGGTTACTATCACTTTGCCCGTTTTGGTGGAGATGTTGCAACGGCACAAGCTGAAGCTAACCACTTTATCAGTAATCTACCATCGCATCCACGCTATTTGGTTTGTGATTACGAGGACGGCGCTAGCGGTGATAAACAAGCGAACACTAATGCAGTATTGGCATTTATGGACATTTGTAAGGCGAATGGTTTTGAGCCTATCTATTACAGCTACAAACCATACACGCTAGCCAATGTGTATGTAGATCAAATCACTGCACGCTACCCAAACAGCCTATGGATTGCAGCATACCCAGATTATGAGGTACGCCCAGAACCTTATTGGGGTGTGTATCCAAACATGGAACACACACGCTGGTGGCAGTTTACATCGACTGGTCTAGCTGGTGGATTGGATAAGAATGTCGTTATCATCAATGACGGTGATAGCTTAGTAAATCAGAAAGAGGAAGAAGAAAGTATGGATTATGTAGTACGAAGCGAAAGCGGTAAAGAAGGATATCTTGGTGTAGTTAATGGTCGTGTGTTCGGTATCGGCTCAATGGGAACAGTAGACGCTCTACGCTCAGCGGGTGCTAAACACTTGACCTTGCCAGACGAAGATATCGAGCGTTTCTTGAATAGTCAATCAAACGACACGGCAGCAGTATCTAAAGCAATCAGTGAAGCTAGCGCCTCAGTTGTTAAAGCCATTGAAGAACGTGCACAAGCAACACAAGGTCAAACTGGTGTATAATTAAATAAAAGAACCACGAAAACTAAAAAACGAAAAGGAGTATATCACCTCCCGACAGACCACAGTTCGGACATCATGGTGGTAGTGGTCGAAGCCTCAGCATTTTGTTGGGGCTTTTTTTGTGTTATAATAGTATTGGTTTTGAGAATAGCCTTCATAGGTAGACGCCGTCCTGTTATGGGCGGTTTTTTTATTTTGCAAAAAATCTAAATTTCTTTATCAAAAGTGTTGACAAACTATCATGTATGATATATAATATACATGTAAGATAAAGAAAGGGAGTAAGAACCATGAAAAAAGAACTTATGAAAAACGCTTGGGAAATCGCAAAAGAAGCTGCTAAAAAATTCGGTGGCAAAGCTATCGAATACATTGCAGGGGCTATGAAAATGGCTTGGGCTGTTGCTAAAGCTGGAAACACTAGCGTCGCTAAATTCCAAGCAGTAGAAGCTAAAATGCGCAAAGCTGGCAAACACTCAATGATTCAAGTCCTCGATTTCGCTAAAGAAGTTAAGTTCAACGAAGTAATGCACAAAGTAGGTGCTTATTACGGCATCGAAGTGGTAGCTGACGGTTCTAACATCGGTACTTACTACATTTCTGAAAAAGTCTGGGAAGTAGCATAAGGAGAAATAAAAATGGAAATCAATAACGACATCAAAGAGTTAATTTTGGAATATGCCGGAAGATACTTCCGATTCGAGAATGACTTCTATAAATTGCCAAACATAAAATTCACTGATGCAAATTGGCAAAAATTCAAGAACGGCGATACCTCCATCGAAAAGATGGGGGCGGCAAGAGTTAATGCCATGCTCGACTGCCTATTCGATGATTTCGAGCTTGCGATGATTGGCAAGGCTCAAACCGATTACTACATCGACAATTCACTGAAAATGAATATGCCGTTTCACGTCTACTATGATCAGTTCAAAAAACAGCAGCTTCTAAAATGGATTAAGAATAGTCGTGAAGACATCATTGGCGGTGCTGGTAGAATGTACACAGCAAGCGGAAACTGGATTTCTAGTGCTTATTTAGAAATTGCATTAGAATCTAGCTCTCTTGGTGGCTGTGGATACATGCTTCAAATGAGATTCAAAGACTATTCACGAAGCCAAGAGCCGATACCAGCAGGCCGCCAAAATCGTCTTGAATGGATTGAAAAAAACTTGGAGAATATTCGATAAAAGACTAGGATTATCCTAGCTTTTTTGTGTATCCTTGGTATAACATTAGACATTTAATTCAAATAAAGGTACACTATATATGGACTTTAACGTTCAATGTTTTTGTTTTTTTCATGCCGCTTGGTAGTTTGCGCTGCCAAGTCTTTTTGTCCACCTTTCTGTCCACCTTTTTCAAAAAACTACGAAAATAAATAAAAATAAAAACTATAAAAACCTAGCAAAATCAAGTATTTATAGTTTTCATTTATTCTTATATTCTATATCTTTTCGTTGGCAGGGGACATTTTTAAGCCTTTAACCATGCGGTTTTAAAGCGTTTTGTCCACATTCTGTCCACATTTGTTTTATCTTTTCGTCGTTTCGTGATTTCTGCTCTTGCAATTGATGGGCATAAACTTCCAGCGTTATGTTTAGATTTTCATGCCCTAAAACTTGCGATACAGAAATTAAATCAATATCATGGGCTATTAAATAGCTAGCGTAGGTGTGCCTTAACGAGTGGACACGTACTTCACGCCCGACAATTTTCCGTAAAGTTTTATTGACGGCATTATTGGACAGTGAAGGTAGCAGTCTACCATCTTCGGTAGATGGCAGTTGGTCGATAAAATTGATAAATTCATCGTCAAGCGGTATCTCACGGATACTGCTTTTGGTTTTTGTAGGCAAGAAACCAGTATTGTTCTTATAGTCCCACGTCTTATTGATGGATAGCATGCCAGTATCACGGTTGATATCATCCACGGTTAGCCCTAGACACTCAGCAAAACGGATACCAGTCTTGGCTATGATATAAAGTGCTGCATAGGAAGTGTACTCTGGATGCTTGCTTGCCTCGTAGATCAATCGCTCGTATTCTTCGACTTCTAGGAATTTTGTTTCAATATCACGCCCTTTGTTCTTAGCATTGATTTTAGCAAACTTGCAAAAATTACGTTTTATATAGCCTTCGTGGACTGCCATTTCGATACATGATTTAACATGCACGTTGAAACGTTCCACAGTGTCTTGAGCGTGAGTTTTAGCATAGCTATTCAGCACCCGTTGGTATTGCGTGGCAGTGACAGATTTTAATTTCTTGTCGCCAAAGAATAATTCTATCTTGCGTTGGGTGTTGATGTATGCCTTATAAGTTATTTTGGAAACAGTAGGTTTCTTATAAACTTCGCACCATTGCTTAAAATAAGCGTAAAGAGTGATATCTTCATCTACATTCAAGCCGTCTTGTATTTTCAGCTCCATCTCAGCAGCAGCCTTGATAGCTTCAGATTTAGTACGAAAACCACCCTTTGACTTTGGTTTACGCTTGCCAGTCGAATCGTAGTAATTTATCCGATACTCCCAGCCGTTTTCTCGTTTCCTGTATGATGCCATTGTTTAGTCCTCTTGTATAGATAATCCCTACACTCAAAGTTTGGCGATGGAGAGTGCAGGGATTCTTTTGTTTTATTTTTTATTTAGTAGTAAAGACTGCACCACAGTTCTTGCAGTGCCACTCTTTTTTACCCTTCTTGCCAGCAAAACCAGCTAGAGCACCAACGCCGCCAGTCATAATAGTTCCAGCAGCGGCTTTACCAATTGAGAAACTTTTTCTTTGCTGTACCATAAATTCAACGTCCGTACTTTTGCAATGAGGGCATTTTATAGCTCTTGCTTGTCGAAATTCCTCTTTCAAGTCCTCTTTCACTTGTCGAAATTCCTCACTCGCTTGTTGAAATTCCTCTTTCGCTTTTGCTTGCTCTATTTTTGATTGTTCTTTTTGCTCTTTAGTCATAGGGTGTTTTATCTCCCAAAAAAGTCGTGCGAACAGTAAA